AGAAATCGTAACCTCTACGGAATCCTGTGAAACCTAAGTTTAACGCCATATCAACATCATTGTCAAATAGACCGAATGAAGCTGCTTGACCAACACCACCTGCTGTGTAACCGTTTAATTGAGCTAACATATTGTCGATGTCGAATGACAATCCACGATTAACAAAAACAACGTTTTCTTCAATTGCACCTTGCTTATCTAAACGAGAAACAATTGTATCCCAATCTGTTAAAGTTGTTGGAGTACCACCACCCCAAACGTTTCCACGATTGTTAACTACGTAGAAGATACCTTCAGAACCCATAAATCCTGCAGTCTTAGCTCCTGATGAAGTAGCAGCCGGAACTGCTTCAATCATTGAAGTTTCGATATAATCTTCAAAACGTAAACGAGTCTCGTGCTCAGACTTTAAATACCATAAGTATCCTGTAGCACCATTCTCAGTAGTAACCTCAACCCAACCGATTTGAGCCATATCTGAACCATTAACCGCATACTTATCTTTTAAGATAATAGGGTTGTTGTTGTAGATTGAATCTTCAGCTTCTAATGAACCAACCATTCCGTTAGTACCTTTCTTGAACTCAGAACCGTAAATGAATACAGTACAAGCAGTAGATACCGCAAAAGATTGACCTGCTGTCTCATAGTAAGCTACTGTGAAAGTAGTTGCTGATGGAACTGCAGTAACGATAGCCTTGTTGAATACACCTGATGAATTGTTTTGAATCATCAAAGTTTGTCCAACACGGATAGCGATGTAAGTAACACCTGAATCAGCTACAGTAAAAGTTGCTGTTGAAGCACCTGCTGCTGCTGCTGAAGTACAGCTTGTGTACTTAATGTGTAAACGTCCTTGTTCTGCCCACTTAATTTGGTCAGAGTTTGAAGGCATCTCAGCTCCTACCATACGTAGGAAAGAGGATACAGTACGATTACCATAACGCTCAAATTCTTTCTCATATGTATCCGGAAGATACTGATTTAAGAAGTCGAAGTTGGTAATGTAGTTTGTTTGCAATGCTACTTGTTCTGCAGAAGGCTGCAGAGCAAAGGTAGGATTACTTAATAAAGCACTAGCCATTTTTTCTTAGTTTAAAAATTTTACATTCGTTTTATACTGCGTATTTTCAGGTTTCGTCCTGAATCAGGGTTTACCGCTTTCACCTGCATTCCATCTGTCGCTCTACCAATTTCGGGTGCTCTACGCTCTGACATATTGATGTTCTTGATTTTACGAGTAACATCATCAGTAGCATCAGCTAAACCTTGTTCATAAAAGAACTTGGCAAACTTATCAGGATGCATTGCAATTGACAACGACCTATGATAACCTGCGGCATCTTTGATTAAACCTTGTTCATCCAAGAATTTGCTTACGAAATTCTGTGGGTTAGATTGGTTCTTTCTTAGTTCCGAAGCATCTGCGGGAGCAAACATAATCTTTCTATTGTTAATATCGAACTCAAAACCTTTGAACTCTCCACTAAAAACATCATTCGTCTTTTGGTCAAACCATTGACGTTTGCGATTGTTCTCCTCCTCTATGGTCTTTGCCTGTTGAGTATATTGCTTATAGCTGTCATACATTTGCTTCTCTTCATCGGAAACAGACACCACGCTTGACTCAAGGGGCACTCTGTATTTTTCCTTTTGAGAAGTAAAGTATTTCTTAGCCTCAGCAAGAACTTTCTTTTTTGCGATTTTTGCTTTCTTAATAGTTGACTCATCATCCATCTCCTCATCAAAGTGGTAGTCTTCTAATAAAGCCTCGATGTCATCACTATCGAGCCCCTCCTGTGTAACAGTCAGGTATTCTTTAAGAAGTTGTTCAGGGTTCATTGACTCAAAGTCTTTCTTCAATTGAACGAAATCTTCAAATCCTCTCCCTGTATCCTTCTTGTATTTTAAATAAGCAGAAACATCTTCAGGTAATGGCTCGCTCTCTTGGCGTTCCGCCATTAACTCATCGAATGAATTAATCTGCTTATTGTATCTTTTTCCTAAATATGAAAGGACATCTTCGTCCTTTATTTGATACTCCTCTTTTGGTGTATCAATAATTGTTTCAACCACATCAACAGAGCTTTGATTGTCATCTTGACTTAATTGTTGTTCGTGATTATCAACTAATTCTCTTTCTAGTTCTTGAACCCCTTTGGATTCAGTACCATCTAATAATCTTACCTTGTATTCCATTTGATTTGATTTAATTTATTTATCTGTTACAAATTTACAAAAAATTGTGACACTTTTATCGAGGCTCAAACTCAGCTAGCATACACTAAGTATGTTTTGTTTTTTCTGTGACCTATTAAAAAATTATTTAATGTACTTCTTTTTATATTATAGCATTCGGCAGCTTCGCCAATGCAATCATAGAAAACTCCATTTTGGGTATTTACAATAATTCTTGCTTTATAATGAAAACCTTTTGAAAGTTTTTTATTTCTTTTTTCTATAACCTCTTTAGGTATTTTTCTTCCTTTTAAAGCATTAGATATTTTCTGTCTTCTTTCAGCAGAGAATTTTTTATTCTTATTTGATTCAGATATTTTATCTCTTGTCTGTTTTGAAACCACCCTCCCCATTAAACCTTTAGATATTTTAGCTTTACTTTCATCTGTATGCCTAAGACCTGTTAATGAGTTTGATATTTTTAATTTTGTTTCTTTTGATAATACTTTAGGAGAATCATAAGTAGAAACCAAATTACAATTTAATCCTTGTTTACCTAAAACATTATAAAAATCTTGCCAATATCTTTCCCTTTTATTTAATAAATCAAGAGCACATTCTTCTATTGTTTCAAATATATGATTTTCAACACCATATTTTACAAAAGAGTTATATATTCTCAATTGTGCTTTACATTTTAATTTTTTATAATCACAAAACCTATTATCAATATCTATTGATTGACCTATATAAATATATCCTAATGGAGATGTTACTTTATATATGCCTATCATCTTGGAGAAAATTCTTGTAACGAAAAGCCATCCAAACTATCTTCATTACTCTCAAAGTTCATTGGAGGTAGATTGTTCTTTCTTTGATTAATTAATTTAGATTGCTCACTATTTTGCTGACTAATTCTTTTAGCTTTAGCATCTTCTTTCATCTGCTCTCTTTGAGTTAAGTTACTAACATCAATACCATTTAATTGCATATTGTATTGAAACTCTTCAGCCATTAATTGAGATTTCATCTTAGCTTCCTCATTCATCTTCTGAATGTCAAACGCTACCTCTGCTTGCTTTATCTGCATCTTAGCCTGAGTCTCTGCTTGAATCTTTTGCATTGCCACTTGACCTGCAAGCTCTTGAGACTTAATTTGCTGTTGTGCAGTAATAGCTTGACTTTGCATAGCCATCTTCTCTTCACGCTCTTGCTTCTTAATCCGCTTCATCTTCAGTAACTGATTAGCAAGTTTAAGATTTTTAATCTCACGGATGTCAATAGCATCCTCTAAGTTAATGTCTCCTTTAGATAAAGCCATCTGAACGTTAGCTTCTAACTGAGCCTTTTGCTCCTCATCGGGAGAAATCTCAATAAAGATACCAAAGTCATAGATGTATAAATCTTTAATCTCATTTAAGATAGATACATTGTACTTACCAATCTGATTAGCAAACTCATCTTTAAAGTCTGAGTATTCTAAAATGTCAGCTACTCGGTATGTTAATGCCTCTGATAATGAACGGTAAATATATAAACCTGCCTCTAAGATGTGACGTGTTGCTGTGTTTGAATTTAAGGCAGCTAATTTCTGTAAACCAACCAATGAGTTAGGGTCAGGGTTTGAACCATCTCTTGCCTCATTAAGACCCGTGACAGAGCGAATCATATCAATGTAATGGTTCATATTAGTAATGAGCATCTGAGTCTTAGCCGCACCTGAGTTTGAGTTCAACTGAGTAATAGGTATTCTTGCATTATTAAAGTCGCCATCTTGCGTGAAGCTACGACCAATAACACTACCTGTTTGAAAATACAATCTTAATGCATCTTCGGGAGTGTAAGCGTTTCCTGTTCCTAAGTCAATCTCATTTAAACCATCAGCATCAATGTACACACCATCAGGCACAGTACGAGCGATAACTTGTTGTAGTTTTAAGTGAGTGATTTGAATCAAGTCAGCAAAAGGTATCATCCTTCTACATAACGACTCAATAACTCCCTTGTACATACGTGGAGCACAAGCAACATAGTTTGGTAATGCGTGTTGAGATGCTGACTTAGGACGAACCATATTCTCAGACAACTTCCATTGTAATAGGATATTAGTTCCCATTACCATAATGCCTTCATACCAAACGTCAATGGTCTTGTCAATCTTCTCAAAGTTCTCCTCCTCCATCATATCTGCCGGAGGATTGAAATTATCATCTTTCTCAATAACACGAGCACCACCACCTTTTAGATTTTTCTTTTTATAAACAATCTTTTTAGTAGTCTTGTAATTAAAGTACATCAACGTACAAGTGTCTCTGCTAAATAAACTATTCTCATAGAACTGAGAAACGTTAAAATAATCATACCAACCTTGACTGTACATACTAATCTCTTGCAAATCTTCTTTGGTTAAAGATTGGTCTATCTTCATTACCTCAGTCATTGCAACTGTTTTAATCTCTCCCCAATAAAAACAATCTTTAAAATATGGGTCTTCAGTATAACTGTAGACCATATTTGCAGGGTCTACATAACTAATCTTAACTCCTGTACCTTGCAGAAACTCGTGTTTAGCTATACCAATCCCAATTACGGTAGTGTCATAGTCAATACGCTTACGAGTATCTTGAAAATGATTCTCATCAAAGATGGTATTAATAGCTTCCTCCTCTGCAATCTCAATTGCAGGCTTGAACTTTAATTGCATATACAATGATAACTCCTCATCAGTCTCCGGTAATTCTTCCGGGTCCATCATAAAAGTATCAACACCTGTCTTATCTTTGATTGTTTGTAGTAACGGCTTTGAAATCATTTGAGCCTCTACCATATCTTGGTACTTGCTTCTTTTAGCCTGAGACATTGCATCTTGTGCATATGCCTTTGGTGTAAATAGTCTATCAGACATTCCATTAACAACGATGTCAATGAATTTAGGAAGGATTGGAACCGGTGTCCAATCTAAGTTTAAATACGACAAGTCGCCATCAATGGCTAACTCATTTTTATATTTTCCAATTGATTGTTCTCCACGAGCATACAAACGCAATCTTCTAAAATCTTTCCATTGGCTATAGTATCTGCAGGAGTTTCCATCCTTCATAAACCATTCTGATTGTATGGCTCTGCCTACTTGTAAACCAAATGCATCAGATGCCTTTTCTGCATCAGTTACTAACTGACTTGGAAAGGATGTTGCGTTTATCTCGATTGTTACGTTCTTCATCTAATCAATTGACTTGTTGCACCTTCGTTCTTATATTTAGCGAAGTTAAGAATTAATTTTGATTCTTTTTTCTCCGGCATATACATATGCTTCTGATTTGCCATTATACAAAGACCTGAACTAATCGAAGCATCAAATTTTGTTCTATCACTAATGTCAAATTTAGCCCAATCCTCTAGTGTTCTAGTGAATGGCATTGTCCCCATTTCTTCAGGGTCTCTGTACTTTGCTTCTAAATCAAAGCCCACAAACTTCTCA